ATCTGTCAGCATGGTACGAGGCATAGCGAATAGTAAAATTGGGTTTGGTGATTTGATTTTACTACTTCGCTATTTTTTTAAGCTAAAAGTGTCAACACACCCTAACTAGAAGTGCGCTTAAAATTTTCATCATTCATGCAGTGCTCAAGGCTATCTTTTAATACCCCCACCATGCGATATATATATTCTGGCTTTTCTAGGAAAATTTGTCCGTTATTTTGAACTTCTAAACCCGCTCGCTCTAGTTCGCTTCTACGTAAATCATCAATAGGAACAATAAATTGAATAGTATGCCGTTTTCGATTTACATCGTAACGAAACAACCATCTATTTGTCTTACCCTGAAAAAGTACAGAGTAATAACTTTCAGTATCTCTACCTTCCAAAGCAACACCAGGAAGTAATTCATTCACTATTCTTAATAATTCTTGCTCATCTTTTGTTGTAATAATTTTTTCATTATCTGGATTCACAATAAAGTCTGGTTTTTCTTCTATGATTTCTTTTGCTTTAGGCTCAACTATTTTTTGCTCAACTGGTTGTGCTGTAATAACTGTAGGAGAAGATAGTCCTTTAACTACTGTGTCACTAATTGCCTGCTGCACTGCTTGCTTAACAAATGGCTGTATAGACTCAAGAAATTTAGTATTTAGTTGTCGTTGAATACTTGCCTGTTGAGCAACATATCGAACAAAATCAATATCCACCTCATTAATGCTCTTTTTAATTACGGCTTTGAATTGCTGAATATATTGATTCTCTTCAGCAAAAAATCTTAATTTCTCTGCATGGAAGTTATCATGTTTAAATTCTGCCAGTTGGGTTAAATCTTCGGGATTGGCTTTGGTGAAGTCAATTGTTAGAAATGGCTTTTCATCCATTACATTTGTATTTATTAAATCTGTAAAAAAACGCCATTCTCTACCATTTGTAATCGCTCCAATGGTTACACCGAGACTGCTATTAAAATACCTTGATAACTGAGGAGCATGATTAGTTAGGTTAGCAACAAATGGCTTAGCCTCGATAAACATCACAGGTTGTCCATTGCAATACAATGCATAATCGACACGCTCTGTTGCTTTAACACCAGGAAAGTCTGCGGCAAATTCAGCCAATACTTTTGTTGGATCGTATGGATTGAATCCTAATATATCAAGTAATGGTAAAATTAATGCTTGTTTAGTTGTTTCCTCTGTAGTGCAGTGCTCACCAACTTTTTTTACATGTTCAATATGACTTTTAAGTCTTTGAATAAAATTTTCCATAAATACCCCATTTAATTATTATTTAGTTTTCAAGATTTTAGTTATTAAAATCTTGCTTACTGGAAAATAAGTTTTTATATTCCTTACCAGTTTTCCATTGATTGCCAAGACCATGCCCAACCTATTACTTCAAATTGCTGGTCAATAATATCTTGTGCAGTTAGTCGTTCTTCTGGATACTCTGCAGCATTATCACTGACGATTCGCACACCGCCCAAAGGTAACTGATAAAGCCTTTTAAATTTAAACAATCCGCCATGACAGACTGCAAATACTTTTCCATCTTTTATTGTTTTCCTATCTATATCTACATATACAATATCCCGATCCTTTATTGTTGGAAACATTGAGTCTCCTGTGGCCGGCATTGCTACACAATTATTACTATTAATATTTCGCTCCCTTAGCGGTGTACTACTTACCATTATTCGCTTAGCTTCCTTTTCAAGCGCGTCAACAAATGACCCATCACCACATGAAAAAGCAACATCCTCGAAAAACTTAATTTCTACTTGATCATCAAGCGGAATAGAGTTCTTTAAGAACTCTTCTTCATTTTTTGTTTTGCTAGTTACTTCTTCTTTACCAGTTAAAAGGTATTTTGAAGAGGTGCCCAATGCCGCAGCAATAGAATCCATCTTTTCTGCAGAAGTACCTTTCTTATCATTTTCAAGATCAGAAATAGTTGATTGTCCCACCTTAGCAAGCTTGGCTAATTCCGGTTGGGAAAGGTTAAGCGATCGGCGCAAGGTACGAATACGGTTACCTATCGACATTTTTAATATCCTTTTTATCAATATCGCTATTGTGATACAAAAAAGTATCGCTTTGGCGGTTGATTAAATATCGCAATAAAGATAAATTATCACTATAGCAATTATCGGAGCTAACAAAATGACTGATTGGAGTCAATTAATTAACGATTTGCTTGATAAGCAACAGGGAGCAATGACCCAACAGCAAATTGCTGAAAGTGTTTCATGCTCTCAGAACTATATTTCCGATTTAAAAACCGGAAAAAAAGGAAAGCGAATTTCTTATTCAATTGCTGAAGGTCTGAAGCGTCTACACGAGCAAAAGATTAAACCTGCTGCTTAATATTTTTCCTTAAATATCGCCACAAGTAAACGTGAATAAACAGAAGGATTCACAGATGGAATTTAGCAAAGAAGCACAAGCTGCATTGCACAAAATGATTCACCACACCAAGGGTGTGGATGCGAAACAGATCGCAGAGGTTTTATGTGATTCGCACAAGACGGTTTGCAACTATGGCAACTTAAATATGGACTATTTGCCAAGTCTTAAAAAGTTTGAAGCCATGCTTCTTCTTACGCGCAATCCAGCAGTGCTTCAGGTTTGGGCGCATAAGTTGAATTTTGTTCTTGTACCGATTGATTGTGATGCTGATAAACATCACGAGTTATCAATATTTGAAGCGATGATGCAGCACAACATCTGCAATGGCCAGGTAAATCAGAAGGTTTATGAGGCGTATGAGGATGGAGTGGTTACGCCGGCAGAATATGAAGAAATTCACGAAATTGCTCAAAGAATGCTTGAGTTTATTACAGCGGTGGATCAGGCAGCTTACAAGCAAATGCAGAAATATACCTCTACAGCACAAAATGAAAAAGCCTGACGTGCGAAATCAGGCTTTTTCAGTATTCATCGACATTAGGAAATCTAAATGAACCATTTAAATTTATCAGAACAAGTGTTTGAAAGCAAATGTGAATGCTGTGATGAACAGCAGGATTTCGTTGTAGGTGATGTATTCGTTTCCCTTTGTGATGGCATCACATCTGAACTATTTGAAGTAAGAGAGTTGGCCCACGCGATCTACCCGGAGTTTATTAAATGCCGCCCATTAAAAAACTCAACCTACTTCTGCTGGCTGGCTGTCAATGAGATTCGCCGCGCAACTACTGCTGAACTCAAAGCCAGAAAACGCCTTGAAGCTCCAGCTGCTCTTTATATCACGGAGGCCCTATGAACTCTGCAATTAATAACGCTGATGCTGATTATAGACACTTACAGCAAGTGCAGTCTTTCTATGATCCGGCTTTAAGAATTCTTGATGAGCTGTTTAAGCGTAATCAAAACAATCTACGTGTCCGAAATCAGGACGTAAACAACGCCGCTGTACGAAAAACTGATTTGGCTGAGCAGCTGGTTCGTCGTTGCCGTCTCAATGAATGGTTCGCCAATGAAGTGGTAGCGAGTCTGGTGAAATCAGGAACGGTTGAAGCGTTTGGTGGCTATGTGAAGCCTAAGGCGGGTGAAGTATGACAGCAGCTCAAGTAATCCCGTTTAAACAGCCTCAGCAACCAGTTAGAGAGGCTCGAATGTCTACACAAAAGCAAGAGGGCTATACAGACCTCCCTAATTTTATTTGCGATGAAGGTTATCTAGCTGCATTAAGTGGCGAGGCTATCAAGTGCCTGATTTTCTTAAATCGCCACATCAATGGCTTTCACCTGGAGCAAAAATCCATGGGTGAGGCATTAGTGATGAAAGTTACCGGTATAAGAGATAATCGTACCATACGCAAATACATGGCTGAATTAGCTAAATATCAACTGGTCAGTATCTACAAAGAAACTGGAAAAAGTAATGTCTACAGTCTTACTTTCGAAAACCGCTTACCTATTAAACCAGTAACATCCCATGTTAGTGGTCAGGAGCAACCAGTAACATCTCATGCTACTGGTCAAAACCTAAAACCAGTGACACGCCATGTAGCTGCATCTGATGTACCGGGTACATGCCATGCTACTGCACCAGTGACATCACATGCTACTGCCACCAGTGACATGGCATGTCACCCTGTAAAAGAAATATATTTAAAAGAAAATATTAAAAATATACATACACAAGTTCTGCCTGAAAAATCTGTTGATGAGGTCTTAAATCTCTGGACTCCAGATATCGATCAGCTCAACGCATGGTTACAACGTTCAGGCGTTATGCCAATGACTGAATCATTGGTTCAAGAGCTGCTTCTTGAAATCAACGCTCACTACGAAACAAAACTCAAAGCTGAGCTGATCACAGATACCCAGATGTACATGAATTTTGTGAAATGGGTAAAACGTAGCTTTCAGAGACCTCCTGTAAAAACCAGATACTCTGAAAACCGTAACCAGAAAACTAATACAAGCCTGAACGTCAATGAAGCATGGAATCAAATACCAGCTGTTGAATACGCAGCAGTGGAACAGGTTGACATCCCGGAGGACTTTGAATGAACGCTATGGCTATGCTCACAGGTGGACTTCAAAGCGTCCAGGAACTGTGCACTGAACACAACATTGCAAAAGTGAAAGCTGGACCAAACCAGATCTGCCCGCAGTGTGCGATTGAATTGGTAAATCAACAAAATCAGAACCGTCAGCACGAAGTAGACCAGATGGTTCGTGAAAAGCATTTTGCTGGCGCTACGCTTCCAGAACGTCATGCAGGTTCACGGTTCAAGAATTATACCGTTAGACATGCTGGCCAGAAGAACGCAGTAAACAGTGCTGTCTCTTACGTTCAATCCATCTTGAGTGGCGCTAAAAATAACTTTGTGATGGTTGGCAAAACCGGTACAGGAAAAACTCATCTGGCTTGTGCCTCAGCGCGTACGCTACTCACCAGGGGCATGTATGCCCGTTATATCACCAGTGAGGAAATGGCGCAGCGGATCATGGATGCATGGGATAAAAAGAATCCGGACATCACCGAGAAATCAGTGATTCATGAGTTTACCCAGTATGACCTACTAATCCTGGATGAATACGGACTGCATGATCGGGATAAGCGCCGTGAACTGGTCCATAAAGTTTTATATGCACGTTATGACCGTATGAAGCCAACCATGCTGATTTCAAACATGACATTACATGACACAAAAGATGGCACCGGAAAAACTATACCTGGACTGATTTCAGATTTGGGAGATCGTTTATGGTCCAGATTTCAGCAGGGTAGCCTGACTGTGGTCGAATGCAATTGGGCTGATGCTCGATTAGGGGGTGGGGTGTGATCAATAAATTAGAAGTTGGGCTACTGGCCAGAGTCCTGTTGAATCAGGCTTTACTTATTCTCAAAGACAAGGAAATTGCAAAACTGCAGAAACAGGTTGGACTAGCTCAAGCTGCTACGGATCGGATGGAGTCTTGTTATATCCAGATGAAGAAAGAAGTTGAGCAGCTGCAGAGTGAGCTTAAGTGTTGTCGGCAGGAGAATCATACATTGATAAGCCGTTTAAATCAGTCACAGCTACAAGATCCTGAGCTAGAGCAAAAATTAAGGGAAGAAGGTCAATTTCATAGTGTTTGTAATTTGGGTCCTCATACACGTTTGCTTTTCAAGAGGTCTCAATGACAAGCATGACGGCGGCTGAGTATCGGAAATTATACGGTACCAAGACACGTAAAAAGGCCAAACGGCAGAACAAAGTGAAGGGGGAGAAGGTTGTAAGTGAAGGTGAAGCAAAGCTGGCCAGCGATCTTAAAGCGCTCAAGATTGGTTTCATACAGGAGTTTTACTTTCATCCTGAACGACAATGGCGAGCAGACTTTCATATTTTAGAAACAAAGATTTTAGTTGAGGTGGAAGGCGGGATCTGGACAGGTGGCAGGCATACACGAGGTAAAGGGTTTATTCACGATATGGAAAAGTATAACGCGGCCACAGTGCTGGGTTATCAGGTTTTACGGTTTAGTACAGAGCAAGTGAAAAGCGGTTTGGCGGTTTGGCAGATTGAAAGGTTATTAGGGGACTTTAAGTGATGAATGCATTAGTTCAGAAGCAGCATATTTTACAGGCTGTAAATTGGTCGCGTTTCGACTTAGAAGGATGGTTGTATCAGTTCTATGCTTGGAGTGATGGCCACACGGCAACCGCTCGTTCAATGATAAAGGTTCCGGTCGATAAAAAAATGACCCAACAGCAAAGAGAAGAATTGCTTACTGAGTACTTATTGCTACAAGAAGCTAAAAGACCTAAGCACGTCCATATTGCATGTAAAATTGATGATAATGAGGCACGCGCCGTTCAGCGCCTGATTTTAGATATGCAAGGAAAATCAGAAATACTGGATGATTGGCTGAACGCTGTTATCTACCGGTATTTTTTAAATATGAAATGGCCCGAGATGGTCACTAAAAATAGAACCCAGCACGATGCAAGGATGGATGTTAAATGCGGTCTAGCAGCAATACATAGCCAATATGGTTTTATTAAATATGACCCAAAAAATAGAAAAGAGGATGTCGCTTGACCCTGCGCAGGCAATATGGCATATTTGTGCTACAGTCGACGAAGTGTAAGTAAATTGCACTGTTGTCATTAGAAAAAAGCTCGCCAATTGGTGGGCTTTTTTGTTGAATTCAAATCGATTAGAATATTTTAAAATTTTAAGCATATTATTCAAATCATGAAAAAAACTTTATCACTTTTTTTTGTTTTACCTTTAGTGGGTTGCGTACAAATGTTTTCTCCGGCAGTGATGCCTGTTGCTCCCAATACATATTTATTGCAAACACAAGGAAATGCTTTTGCTTCTACAAGCTCAATGCAGGCAAAATTATACAAAAAAGCAGATGAAGTATGTAAAGGGAAAGGGTTTGAGAACTTGAGCGAGAATACAGGGGTAACTAAAGGGGATATTTACACTGGAAATGGTGTAATTAAAGATGTAACTGCTTTGAGCACAACCCTTCTAAAAATAAAATGCAATGACTAATTTATTAGCCAACTAATTTAGAACCATCTAACGATGGTCTTTTATTGCGCTTATGGCAGATTAGATTAAAGATCGAACTTCTATTAAGCGCAAAGATAAATAGTAACACTATCGCCGGACGCATTGCGGCCCATGAAACCGCGCTCAGATAAGAATTAACTTGGCAAGGTTTTTTAAAATTCATGATATATACAGAAATAGTAAATTAATAAGAATGATGAATATGAAAAGACATATCTTAATAAGTATAATTATTAGCTTGCTTTCTGCTTGTTCAAATACTGAATTAGATGTTGATCAGAGTATAAATAAAACTCAAGAAATTCGGACGACACAAAAGCTTGAGCAGCCTGATATTACTACAAGTAAGGAGTGGGACTCATCTCTTAATTGTGATCCTGTTAAAGCTAAATCACTTATTGGTCATACTGACCTGACAAGAGAACAAATTTTATCAATGAGTAATGCAAAAGTTTATCGCAGTGTTTCTCCTACTGAAGCTGTAACGGATGATCTACGTCTTGACCGCGTTACTATAATTATTGATCCTAAAACAAAAAGAATAATTGGCAGTGATTGTGGTTAAAAGTGAGTTAGATATTAGGTTTAACCAATAGTTAAGCAAATAATATAACCTCCTTCGGGAGGTTTTTTACTGGGTGTAAGTTATGGATATAGATCAATACAAAGCTCTAACCAAAAAAAAGCCATTAAAAAAGGTACCAAGAGCAAAGCCATTACCTAAAGCAACTGAAAAATATCTCGAAGCTGAAGAAACCCTTTTTCAAGAGCTAGAAGAACACCCAATTGGGTATGAGCGAAAGTTTCAGTTTAAAACCACTAAGCACTGGCGATTTGATTTTCATATTGTAAAGCTGCGACTGCTGATTGAGATTGAAGGCGGTCCTTGGTCTGGTGGACGCAGGGGTAAGCTGGCCAATAAAGCATGGGGCATGGATCGTTATGACCATGCAGAAGAACTTGGTTATACGTTCGAACGTTTTCATCCTGATTCAATACTTTCAGGCCATGTCATTAACTGGATTAAAAAAGAACTGGAGCGAATGAATGATAGGACAGTTCAGACCATTCCCGCCGCCGGAACTGATTGATCAGGCAGAGGAAGAGGAAGCAATCCGGTTGGCACCCGCCGTTGAATTAAAAGAATGGGTGCTTAAAAACTTTTTAACCTTGGGTGGCCAGCTGCACAATCCGGACCATGATCATATCGCTGAGCTGCTTCA